AGGCATCGCTATTCTCTCTAGCTTCAGCCAAATCCTTTAAGCGTTGTACTTCTTGCGCGAACCGCTGCTCATACAACTGCATCATGTCTTGCTCGCCTTTCATGTAAGTATACGCTTCAACAAGCGAGCCGTAAAGAAGAGCATTCGGGGCATTCTCACTAAGCCACGTTGTGCCAGATGCCACTCCTGCGGTGATGCTGGCTGGACGATAGTAATAGTGTAGTTCTACGTCATAGGCTAAGTCTGGGGTTGGGCCAACAATGAAGTTGCCCACATCAAAAACACTATAGTATCTAGGTGTAGTGTTAATACCGGCATCTACAGCGTACTGCTGTACAAAATTCACGTCTTTTATTTCGAGAAACTCTTTATAGTTTGCAGTAATAATTTGAAATGAAAAAGGAGCTAGATAGTCTGCGGGAACACTAAGGTAAGGGTCCCCGACAGTAAGCTGCGAAGTAGCGTTCTTGCGAAATAGCTCAAGATCAACAAGCGTAAAGATACGGTCTTCTGCACCACGGATAAATACCGGCAGGTTTGTTACAAAGGATGTCTCAGAGTTTTCTGTGAAATCTTGTATTGCTGTTTCTAGCTGTGCATATGTAAAGCTCATTTAACTCACCAAAGTTACCGGCCCAGCGGTCGCATTTTGACCGCCGCCTCGTGTGTTACCGGCTGCCGCTGTTCCCGTGGCGACCGTAAATGTGTATCTGTCTGCGGTGGCAACGGTGATAGAATACCCCGAAGCATTTTCCAAAACCGATTTAGTAAACCCATCAAAACCTTGTACCTCCCTAAAACGCACAATATCTGCTGTAGACCGCCCATGTGATGGCTCATACACCGTAATTGTTTGTGTTCCCGCAACTCCGCTAGTAAATGGGTTATACGACAAAAGCCTAGCAGTTTGCGGTTCTACTCTATCTGGTCGAGCATCTTTTAACGCCTGCGGGTCTACAGTACGGGGGCGCGGCTCTAGCTGCTTATGCTTGGGCTCATATTCGTCGCGACCCACTAAAAGGCCATTCCACTCCCTACGCATATCCCGGTAACGATAACGTAGCCCGGAACGGTCTGAAATAGCAAAAGCGTTTTTTCCTACCGCAAACTTGCCCATTACCCCGCCCTAAAATACTCATACTGAGGTACTACATTAAACGAGGCTCTGTCCCGATCTTCAGACATTGCCCGCTCAAACTCTTCCTCATATACTGCCTTTAAAAGCTGAACCCGGTTGGGGGCGCGTTTAATCGAAATGTAATACGCTAACCCCGCAGCTAAACAAGGGTAAAACCTAAACGGTACTTCCATTGTGTTTACGGAATTAGCGGCGTCATCCATCCGGGTCAGTGCGTCATAGTAAACAACGTCAGTGCTGTTGTCCGGTATCGGCCACAGTTTTAGTTCCGGGCTTATCTGACGATCTAGAAAAAACTGAGACGGTCGGCCTTCCGTTGTTTTTGTAGGAATGTTTAGATAGTCGGCGCGACTAATTCTTTCCAAAGTGTAGTCAGTGCCGCTACGGCGTATCACTACGGACAAAATGTCAATTACATCGTTAGTAAGAGTATAATTTCCAGTGCCAGAAACCAGCGCTTGGCTGCGCTGCGTAATAGTCCACTGGTTTAACCCCCTGTTTGCCCACTCTGCAAGCATGAGGTTGAGCGAACGCCGCGCAGATTTGAGGTCGTATCCAGTACGAACCTCTAACCCACAACGCTCAAACGCCTCCTCGATGTAGTCAGCGACATCTAGCTCAAAAATTCTGGTTCCGGAAACGGCCATCTTATGTCTTCTTCACCATCCCGCCGCCGCGCATCTTCTTAACCATTCCGCCACCGCGCATCTTCTTAACCATTCCGCCACCGCGCATTTTCTTTACGGTGCCTGTTTTCTTAACCATCTTACGAGGTTTCATCGCCATGTTTTAATCTCCTATATAACTTGGCTCGTTTATTAAATATAGCCTCTGCATCATACTCTGCTAGATAATTGTCATAATAACCTTTTTCCGCTAGTTTGTCTGCGGATTCTTGCAACTTAGACAACCGCTGCACAAAAACTAGCGCGTACTCGTCGTCAACCATCTGCATAAAAGAATGATCATCAATAAAATCGTTCGCTTCATCGTAAGGGTGAAAGCCCATTACCCAAACATCTTTATCTATAAAAATACCCGCAGAAATAGCGTCGTTTAAGCTATCTAAGTAATTGTGAAAAGCGTCTGAGCTTTTTTCAAAGTTCATGTCTACAATTACACATAAATCAAAAACATCTTCCCATTGAGATATGGTGCTGTAAAGGCATTGATAGCTGTCCTCGTATTTAAACAAGATAGCTACCTTGTTTTCCTGCCACGCTTTTTGCGCGTAAGGGCAAGCCGGGAGATTGTTATAAAACGGGTTTGGCTTCTGAAGCGTGTGCTCAGACCAAGCGATAATTTCTTCGCAAATCTCTTTTTCTTTGTCTATGTAAAAAGCTAGAGAACTCATGCTTGCGATACCGATCCTTTTGTGCGTTTACGCCGGTCAGACATTACTACGCCGCAGCCGCGAGCTACAGCAGTGCCCGATACACGTTTTCCGTTAAACGGGCGTTTAGGGGTCGTTACTGCGCCGCCAAGGGCCATTTTTTTTACTTTGGCAGCCTTAGTGTTTGCCACAACCTGCTTTCCTTTAGCTCCTTCACGCTTCTTTTTACGCGCTGTCGAAGCGCGTTCAGACTTGCTAAGACTTTGAGCTTTACGTCTAGGCAGGCAACGGTCAGGGTTACGCTTATCTTTTGACGTACCACATGCGCCCGAAATGTTGCCCGAGCTATCAATTCTGACCCAATCCTCATCTAACCACTCCTGTAATTTACCCATTACTTACCCTTTCGCTTGCCGCCTTTTGATTTTTTGGCGTAATTAGGGTCTTTGCAATATTTTGATGCCGCAAGGTTTGCATAGGCGCTTGGATAGGTATCAAACGTGCGCTTGGCCCACGCTTTTCCTTCCGGGCAAATTTTGCTGCCTTTTGACTTTGCGGGCGCGTTTTTTGATTTTCGCGAATAAGCCATTAGAACATCTTTTGAACTACCGCTGCGCCAATAATTAAAATAGCTATCCCCCAAAGCCGCATGTCTAGGGTTTCTAGCTGTTTTTCTATTTTAGCGTACCGACGATTACACTCATCTTCATGCTTTTCTAAAAGCTTTAATACTTCTTCTACTTTCATTTTACCACGCCTTACAGGACCAATATCTTGCGCTAAATTTGTCTTTGGCAGTATCGCATGAATGTCTTGATCTAAAATTGCGTCTACGTGCGGGTTGATCCTTTTTAATTGACATATTGGGATCTCCAAACCTAACCAGCTTAATCTCGCTGCCTTTTTTAGCCAAGACGGCACTTTTCTTTGATTTTCCCGGAGTGCGCTTTGGCTTGTTATATCCAGCAAAGGTCTCTCCTCTATATTTGATTTTCCCAGAGGGGGTTCTAGTAACGTCCTTAGTAGTAGCCATTACAAATCGCTCCCGTTTTTAATGTGAATAAACTCCATAGACGCGGACACATTAAAGTCAACAGACCCAGAGGAAGAAAACGCCCTCATCTCTAAATCTGTTTTTTCTGTAAACCTTAACGGAAAAGTATAAAACTGCTCGTGTGCGCCATCTGTCAGGGTAAATCTTTCTTTTATCTGAAAGACTTCTCCGTATGGTCTAGCTACAAGACTAGCATTCAAAACGGCTTGGGTGTTGGTAGAGGTTCCTGTGGATAAAGACATTTTTGTAAGAAACGCTGTATATCCTGCGGGAACTGTCCAAAGACCCATTAATGTTTGATTATCACCATCCCCATTTATGGTCAGGTAAATATTAGCTGGAACCCCAGATGTAACCGTACCTGTTCCTGCGTAAATTGTACCAGCATTTGCGCCACCACTACCTGCGCTGCGAACAATACCGCGATTTATCCGTAGGTAAGATTTTGTGGTGTTAACAGCAGTTTGCCCATTCAGTGTGACAACTTCGTTTATTTCGTTGTAATCCGCATCTAGGCCAAAAACTTCTACTGTTCTTGCACCAGTTCCTGCGGCAGTGTCATTAGCTGAACTGCTTGATATAGTCATTACTGTGGCTGATGCGGGGTATGAATACAAACCACCTTGTTCCCAGATGGTTTCTTTTGTGGCTCCAACAGCAGCGTTGTAGCCAAATTTAAAGACAGTTTTATGGAAGGATATTTGACCACGGGCAACTTGAAGCTCAAACGGCTCGGAAGTCCCTATACGGGTAATCGAACTTACTTCACGTGCCATTTGAGTCTCCGTTTAGTTGTAAAACACCGTAGCCGCAGTGATGTTCGTAAAAGCTGACACATAAATGTCATCTACACGAATACCATTTGACGGGATGTTTACTGAGTGCGTATCAGACGCATTAAAATCCAAGTCCAAAACGGTGGACCCGCCGTTACCGTCAGTGATGGTAAGGCGGGGAGTACCGGTGGCTGTTTTTAATTGGATCTGACGAATACGCGCAGGACCAACAGCGAGTGACCCCGTTGCGGTAATGCGCTTTGATTTTACATCAGAGTCGGCCATCTAAGCCTCCTATTAAGCCGCAGCTACTGCGCCGGTATCTACACGAATCCAGTTAGAGCCGTCAGAAAACACAAGGTTTCCGGTTCCCGCGCCGACACCTTCCGCAGCCTTACGGCAGTCTGGTGAAAACACAATTGCTCCGCGATTTGCGGCAGAAGCTGCGGGAAGCGCACCAACATCCAATGCACCTAAAGTAATAAGGCTGTAGGAAACGTCTCCTGCTGGATTATCAAT